CACTCAGCTGGGCCAATTGGGGTATCGTCACCTTTAACTCTAAGTCCACGGGTTTTAAAGCCACCGGGTAGGTTAGCCAAAGTGCCGGCATCCACCAATTGACGTAGGATAGACGTACCAGACTTTGCAAATGCGCCAACAAGGTGAATTAGACCAAAACAGTAGAAGCCAAAACCTGGAACGTAGCCATAATGGACGTAGTGCTGGCGCTTGGTGTGTAACTTATCGCCTTGTCTCCAGTTTCTGCGGATAGCCAGACACTTCATGCTTCCGTATTCAACTGTAACAATGTAAGGCAGGGCAATTCCCGTAGGTTCGCCGTCTTTGTCTGTGTGCTCGTAACCTTCAAGGTCAAGCTCTACGTTCATCTCAAGGATTTTGTAGCGGTCATCCGACAAAGCGCGGAATCCCATCTTCTCGGCAATCTTTTTCTCTACTTCGTCCAGATTATTGTTGGGCTCACCCAAGTCAATATCGGCATAAAAACCTGCAACCTGTAACTTACGCAGTTCATTCTCTGTTTTACGCATAACGTGCGTAACACGGGGCGATGTTTGAATGTCTGACGCGCCATAAGGGACTACCAGATCTTCAGCCGGTACAAAAATAGACGTTTGGCGGTCAAAGTTGGGATCAAAGTAGACCTTCTTAAAAGCATTACCTGAAAGACCTAAACCCCACACCATTCTTTCGTGCTCTGGGCGGAACTCTGTCATCACATCTGTCAGTTGATAGTTCATATCGTCCTGAACACGTATGGCAGCGTCCTTTTTCTCTTGGGTTTCCTTGCCAATGATCTGGGTTTTGACCGGACCAGCAGCCGGGAAGGTGCTCATCATGATTTCAGCTTGGAATTTAACCAATGCTTCAGACAAAAGTGGGTGATAAACACCGCAAGCACCAATCCAAGGATCTGCTCGCTCTTCAATCTTCATCCCTAAGAGCTCTAAACCGTCTACATAGGTCTGCATCCAGTCTTTGCGGGAGTTGACATCATCGTCATAGTCACCAATTAGGTCAGTTACGATCCCTGTGACCACTCCACTGTCCAAATAGTCTACTAAGTTGGCGTCAAAATCATCATCTTCACCGCCATCAATCTTAATTTCCATGCCATCCATACTAATTGTGACCTCTTCAGGGTCAACAATCTCAATTTCAATGCCGCCGTCCTCTTCAACCTCTGGCATTAAAGACTCAATACCATCTGGTGCAGCGTAAAGTGATTTTTCAATGGACATATGTATCCTTAATAGTAAGAAACTTTGCGTCTAAACGAACGAACTTCATCCTCTTCGTCTGTCTGCAAGCGTATAAACCCGCCTTTTCTGAACCTTATCAGAGCCTGCGTGGCAGAGTCAACTAAGTCATCGTGGTCTGAGTTGGGGAACGCCGCCATCTCTTCCATCAACTCGTCAGCCCAGCGCGTAGCTGGTGCCCAAACCTTACCGCTGGCAAATAAATCAGATACAGAATTGATCCTGACCATCTTATCATTACCCCTTGACGGCGTAAACTCTTGCACAGGTATCCCCATTGCCCGAAGTTCATAGATCAACGGCGCTCCTGAAGCTTTGGCCTCAACGATAAAAGCATCTGGCTCCCACTCTTTGTAGTGGTTAAAGGCTTTTTCTTTTAACTCAGGGAACTCCATGCGCTTCTTAAACGCATCTAACAAGATTACATTTGCGTCATTTTGGTTCTCGTTGAGATAGAACACACCCCAAGTTGTACAGGCAGAATAGTCAGAGCGTTCATTCTTTGTAAACGCCGTATCCCAAGACTGGATCACAAACTCACACTTAGGCGGGTCTTCGTGTGTCCACTCCTTCCACCACTCCCTCTTAACAATCGCGCCTTGCTCTGAGGTAGGGCTTTGTTGGTACTGGGCGTTCCACTTAGAGGCAGGGAGTTCAGACTGTAAGGCGTGGAGTTCTTCTAGGCTCCAAAACTCTGGCCATAGAGGATTACCACTCGGGAGAATCGCAGGGAAGTCAATTACCTCCCAATCGTCATTACCGTCTTTGTCAATCGCAGACTGAAGGATCCGGCCAGTTAAGTCCCTCTTGGCCCAGCGTGTCATCACGACAACAATCGCACCACCCGGCTGGAGTCGTTGGCGGGGACCAGAGGTGTACCACTCGTAGACTTTATCAAAGACTGTGGGATCTCCTGCGGCCAAGGCGGCTTCTTGCTCGGAGTGGGGATCATCAATGATTAAGAGGTCAGCACCTTTTCCCGTTACCGTTCCTCCTACACCAATCG